CTTGGTATTGCCGGAACGGTTGATTGTATTGCCGAATATGAAGGCGAACTAGCAATAATTGATTTCAAAACATCCAAGAAACCGAAACCACGAGAGTGGATCGATCACTATTTTGTACAGTGCATGGCATATGGTTGTATGCTGTACGAACTGACAGGAATTTCTGTCAAAAAACTTGTAATTATTATGGCCTGCGAAAATGGAGAATGCATCGTCTATGAAGAACGAGACAAATCAAAATACATCAAACTTCTTACCCAATACATTAGAAAGTTTGTTGCAGATAAACTGGAACTCTATGGAACTAAATAAGGAACTAGAAAAAGCAATCGAAAAAAAATTTTTAACTCCATCAAAATTTGCGATGGAGATTGAAAACATTGTTGCCACAGAAAAACTTAATTATATTGATGCGATAGTTTACTATTGCGAAATTAATGAACTTGAGATAGAATCCGTGACAAAGTTAGTGTCAAAACCACTGAAAGAAAAACTGAAGTGGGATGCGACTCAACTTAATTTCATGAAAAAAACTTCAAGAGCAAAACTTCCTCTATGACCGTGACTCCCTTTGAAACCTACCAACATTATTTGTCACTTAAAAATCACTTTACAAACCCAAAATATGACTTCTTTCGTTACGGTGCCAAAACACGAGCTACCGTAACGTCTTTTAATAAGAGGAAAGATAAGTATTGGTTTGAAAAAACTTCTAGGAAATATTCTGATGAAGAGGTTGTTCAATTCCTTGTATCAAATTTTATTTCGTCCGATAACCCACAAAACCTATGGATTGGAGAAATTATCAATTCTGGAGAAAGAAACTACGCCGAGTGGATGAAACGACAGCAGAGTTTGAGTTACTTGTTCAAAGAACAAATGAACGAATTGTTATCGGAAAACGAATTAGAGAATGTCTTCAACTGTTCCAAAGGACATCCACCAATCCTAAAAAAATATTTGGCAGGAGACGTGAGTATTGAAAACGTAGTCATTTGTGAAAAGATTTTTTCTTTTCGTGAAAAATTTGATAAAAAACTGGATGACCCTGTGTGGGAAACCGTCAGTCTAAAAATTAAAAAATATCTACCCTTTCTAAATATTGATGTGTTCCATTACAAAAAACTTCTAAGGAAAATCGTAAATGAGTGAATTTTTTAATTCTGAAATTATTCAGGAAGAATTAACTAAAATCAATAATCTTCAAGAATCACTGTATTCTGATGCGGCATCTTTCGGGATGATGGATAATGGAGAAAAATTGGAACATATTGATATGATGATTGAACTTCTTGAAAAACAACGAGTCATGTATGCAAGATTGTCACTTTCTGATGATCCTGCTGCCGTTGAGATGAAAGAAAACTTGAAAAAATCTGTGGTTCTGATGGGATTTCCACCAGGAACAGACATGAACGTCTTGTTTTTGACCATGGAACAAACTGTCCAATCCCTCAAGGACTACATTGACGCCTGAGGGCAACCTTGCTATAATATTCAAGTCAACCAAATTAATCTAACAAAATCCGAGGTAATCCGAATGTCTTTTGCTGATCTTAAAAAGCAATCTAAACTTGGCTCCTTGACTGCCAAACTGGTCAAGGAAGTCGAAAAGATGAACACCACCAATACAGGTGATGAACGTCTCTGGAAACTGGACGTTGACAAAAGCGGCAATGGTTATGCCGTTATCCGTTTCCTCCCTGCTCCTAACGGTGAAGATCTGCCGTTTGTGAAGCTGTATTCCCATGCCTTCCAAGGTCCTGGTGGTTGGTATATTGAGAACTCTTTGACCACTCTGGGTCAGAAGGATCCCGTGTCCGAATACAATACCACTCTGTGGAATAATGGCACAGATCTTGGTAAAGAGACTGCACGTAAGCAGAAACGTAAACTGACCTACATCAGCAACATCTATGTGGTCAAGGATCCTGCCAATCCTGAGAATGAAGGCAAGGTATTCCTCTACAAGTATGGTAAGAAGATCTTCGACAAACTGACTGCAGCAATGCAACCTGAGTTTGAAGATGAGGAAGCAATCGATCCGTTCGACTTCTGGCAAGGTGCCAACTTCAAACTGAAGGCAAAGAACGTTGCCGGTTATCGCAACTACGACTCTTCTGAGTTTGCACGTCAAGATGCACTTCTTGATGACGATGATGCAATGGAAGCAATCTGGAAAGGTCAGTATTCTCTGCAGGAGTTTGTTGCCGCAGACCAGTTTAAGGACTATGATGCCCTGAAGAAGCGTCTGGACTATGTTCTTGGTAACAAGGGCACTCCTTCCTTCCAAGATCAGGAAACTGTCGAGGAAGAAGAAAACTTCCGTCGTGACAACCGTGGTGAAAACCTTGATGACCTGAGTGAAGGTCGTAGCAAGTCTTTCAACTCTCCCGACATCATGCCTTCAAGCACTGAAGATGATGACGATGCATTGAGTTACTTTGCTAAACTTGCCGAGTGATAGAGAAGGAGGGGTAACACCCTCCTTTTTTATGATACCCTAGTATTTTGTGTTCTAATTAATGATTTATCAACAAATTGAGAAGAATCACTGTAAGTCATTTCAGATCTCATATCATTTAAGAACTGCTGTAAGTAAGATGGTTTTAAAAGATAAATGGTTTCTTTCTTTTGATTTTCTCTTGTTTCATATTCATAATTAGAAATTCTATTTGTAATATTTGATCTTTCAATATAGGTTCCTCCATTTTTAAATCTGATAGAAAAGTATTCATCAACAATCTGACCTTTTGATAAAATTAAGTTACCATCAGAATCCTTGACTTCTTTTGTTTCATAGTGATGAACATCATTAATATTTTCTAGACCATATTTACTTACGGTGTATTCATACAAGTCTTTACTAGATAATGGCCACTGATCTCTGACATTGATAATATTAGCAGAAATTAAAACAACCCAATCTAAATCTGATTTGCCATAGATTTCTTCTGCGATTGTGTCGGGTCTGGCTCCATCTCTAATTTCATACTTATTGAAGACAGTAAAAATATTTTGAAGATCATCTCGAATCTTCATTCGACGGAAAATATTCTTTGCCTGAACATAACTAGAACTTGATATCCTAGTGGCAAAGGGTGATTCGTATTCTAAGTTTGGAAGTTCTCTAAAATAACTCATCAGAATCCTACTCCAAGTTTTCCTTCTTCTTTATCATAATCTTCAGAATATACAGGATTCAGTTCTTGGAACTGAAGTGAGAGTTGCATATGAACTGGTGTTGTATCATCATATGTCGCATAAGTTCCGGAACCGGTATAATTTACTGCCATATTCAATAATGCCATAGGTTTAAATCTATTTAAAAACTTATGATCTTCACCTCCTGTCTTATATGAAAGTTGGAATACATCTGGAGATGCTATGATTAAGTCTGCAGAACCGGTATTTTTGGCATTCATCCTTTTTTTAAAAAGTCTTAACATTGATTTTATTGTTTCACTTTCTTTTTTATCTCTCGGTGCCAAATCAAATTGAAAGTTAAAAGATCTTAAAGTCACATTATTAAATAACAATTCCATATTTGGGTTCAATACTTGTCCGGTTTGTCTTGAAATAACTCCCTGTGCATTGACGTTTGTAAATGCTCCAACTGCCTTTGCCGCAATAAATGAATTTCTTATATTATCATTTATACCCATTGCATCAACAGCAGCATTTCCTGCCCCAGTGAAAAATTCTTTAGCAGTTCCTAATACACCTTTGTCACTACCAATAGCTGCAGCTGAAAGACCAATAGCTCTGGCGGCAAGTCCATTCAGACTATCATCACCCCAATTAACTGCATTGCTATCCTGAATATTTTCGGGAATTGGAAGAAAAATAGTTGCTATTGGTGTTTCTATATTGTTTGCCAGTTTTTCTGATGATGTTGGTTGCTGAAATTGACTTGCTATAAATCCAGGCGCCTGATACTTTACGACTTTTATCTGTAAAAAATCAGTATCATCTTTTATCTGAGCATTTGGGTATCTATATTCGACAGCCATTATTGTTTTTAGTTATTTATTGGAAATTGTTGGTTTTTTTACCAAAAGGTATTTCACGAACATCTGCAAGTTCATCTGGATAGATTTCATACAAGTTTCCTTGAAGTTCTTCCCATGTATATTGACGAACTTGTCCCCAGTGATAATTAAACCCACGAAATCCCCAACGAAAAATGTCTGTCACCGC